AAGGGTTGTACCCAGCAAACTGCTGGACCGGCAATGCACCAGCGACCCCTTGGGCCTGCTGGAAGTTGGCCAAGAATGCTTCTTTGATCTGTGGATCAATGGAGCTTGTTGAGGTTGTTGTTCCACCTTTTGACATATTGCCACCTTATCCGAGTAAAGATTTCATTTTCTTGGCAGGCACTTTGCCTTCGTTGATCATGTCCAAGAGTCCCTTGCCATATTTATCGACTGAGGATTTCTTGATCACATATTCACCGCGATCTAAGTATCCAGCGCCATCATCTGGACCAGGTGGATTCATGCCAAACAAACCATCGACCATGCCGCCTTTAGCGTATCCATCGCCACCACCACCACCAGAAAGGTCTACACCAGCATTTGAGGAAGCCGCTGCTGTTTCTGCTGCTGTTTTAGCCGCATTGGCCGCTGCGATCTGGTCATACAGACCAGGGTTATAACCACCCATTGGCAGATTGCCGACAACATTCTGATAAGGATTGCCGACTGGTCTCATCTGGCCCATGATCTGGCCATAGGGTGAGCCAGTGCCACCCACTGCAAATGGGTTGTACTGAGCGCCAATGGGAATGGACTGATAGTTATTGAAGTTCTGGGCAAAGCCTTGGGTTGCACCAGCAAATGGTGTGGTTGCCCGAAAACGATTCTCAATGTCTGTGCCAGGCATTCCAGTGATCTGACCCACTTGGCCCGTTGTGATACCAAGACGATTCATCTCAGCAGCAATTTGGGTGTCGGTCAAATTGGGCGTTGTTTTGAGCCAGTTGGCAAATACGTCGTAATTGCTTGTGGTGACTGGCGTTGTCACTACTGGAGTTGTCACAATTGGTGTTGTCACCTTGGGAGCAAATGGTGCAAGTCTTGACTGCACTTGGCCAATTGGCACACCCGTCATGCTTGAAATCTGCTGGGCATTAAGGCCCAAACGATTCACTTCAGCAGCAATTTGTGCATCAGTTAAATTAGGCGTTTGCAGATAGTCATAAAGACCAGTCTCTGCTTGCGTTGCAAAGGTTGGCCGAGTTGTCGTTGCGACTGGCGTTGCAGCCGTAATGCGCTGCTGCACAGTATCCACTGGCACACCCGTCAAGGCAGAAACCTCTTGTGCTGAAATTCCAATGCGGTTTATTTCATTGGCAATTGCCGCATCTGACAAGCCTGGTGTCTGCAAATATGCAAGCAATTGTTCGGTCTTTGTAGCCATATTTATCCCCTAAAGTTCCTTTGCAAGTACAGCCCATTTTGGTTTGTACCCTTCGTCTTTCAAAAATGTCTCTGACCAGCCTCTTCGGCCTGCCAGAGTCACCCTGGTGCAGCCAACAGACTTGCCCCAGGATTCGATCAATGGTCGCATCCGTGAGAGTTCATCTAGGTCGCCACCAGCCAGAAAATAATGCAAATTCTTTAGCCTGGGATAGACAATGATCTCTGTCAATACCACCGAGTCTTTGGCCGGCCACAGCTGCAATCTGTGATCCTCAACCATCTCAGCGACATCGTCAAAATTATGTGTGCCTCCACTGTATTCTAAGGCAGCCTCCACATGATGGCGTAGCCTCTCCAAATGTTCTTGGTCGCTCATCGCTTACCAGCTGGCACAGCATCAAGCCTCATCACCCCGACACGCCAGTCGGCCAAAGTGTTGCCAGTGACCCTCATATTGACTTGGCGGCCAGAAAACCTCACTGAAGTTGGGTTGGCTGCCGTATATGGCCCAAATGTGGACTCAGCACTTGTGGGATAAAGCCGCGTTTTAAACGACACCACCGCCTCGCCTAAGGTCTGCTCATCTGGCACGACTTGGCGCACAGACATGATGTTGTCGCCATTGCCAATCTGTATTGGGCCGGACTCAGCAAACAGTGTTGCGCCATCATAGTCAAAACCGACCTCATGCTCGTTGACTTCGCCAGCCTCATCGACCATCAGTGGCAGCGTGAAAACGCCAGCGTCAGTGCCTGATAACCGCGCCAATGTCCCAATGTTCCAGTGATTTTCGCGGTAGTTAAAGGTCACATACGAATCATTCTCAATGCCTGCACTGCTGGGGTAAAACCACCAAATCTCACCAAACTTGGAGTTGTGGACCGCATGGACTTTTGATCTCTGGTCCAAATTTATATTGCTAAAAACAAAGTCTGAGACATCGCAGGGTAAAGGCTTGGCATAGCCGTCATAAATCCAAAAGCCTGACTTGCTCATCCAAATGGCTGCCGTATCAATGGCAGCCACCGCTTGGGCAGAAATCAAACCGCATCCAGAGCCAGCTTTCTCAAAGCCATAGACAAATGGAGCGCCAACATACTGGGCCGTGTGGACATCCACATCTGTAAACAGTAGGTTTACACCCTTGACCCGCTTGCCAGCCATCAGACTGCCAGCGGTTGTCAGCTCATAATCGCCTGCTTGGTTGTCGCCTGCTGGTGTCCAAAGGGTATTGTTCTCTTGATCGCACCACTGGACTTTCCGGGGGTTTCCACCAGCGCCAAGGGCAAACAGGAATCGCTCGGCAGTCACCAAGATGGCCTTGTTGCTGGTCGGTGCGTTGGTAATGGCAGCCGCCAAAGTGGGTGTGGTAAAGCCTAGTTGCCACTCGTAAATCTTGCCATCGTAGTCTGAACACCCGACCAAGTATTCGCCCCAAGTGTCCAGGCTCCAAGTGGTGGCTATGTTTGCCGATCCCGTGTCTGGCCGTGGCACACCATAGGCAAAACTTCCATAAAGGTTTTTGCCATATCCAGTGGTGCTTGTTGCATCAACAAAACCAGGTGTAAATCCAGTGGGTGTGATGTCTTTTAAAACACCCAGCACATCCATTGCAAAGAGCTTGGAGTGAGTGCCGAGGCCAATGTAAGAATTGGAGCTGTTATCGCGCCAGGTAATGATCGCCCTGCAAGCACCCGTCACAGTTGATGCAGACTTTGCCCTCCAGCCGTTGACAGGCCGGAGTGTGTTTTCGTACCAGCGCACAAGGTTGGCATCGTTCCACCGGCCAGCAGACTGATACTCAGTGCCATTTCGGTAAACACCTGGAGGTAATTTGATGGGTATGTACATGGCTAAATTGTAGGTAGATTTGAGACAAAAGACACAGTGGCAATGGCTGATGGCACTGCTGGCCGTGTCGGAGTAGAACTAGCAGCAAAATGCTCTAGGGTCACACCTACATCGCCAACCTTATAAACAATTTCAACATAGTCGCCTGCATCCAATTCAATAAAAAAGTTCAAGGCCGCAATCATGTGGCTCGGATCACCCGTGCTTTTTCTTGCAGGGGGGTGATACCGGCTGTTTGAGTTGTCTACGTTTGTGCCATTCTTGCGAAACCAGATGTCCACATCATGGCTGTCGTTGGTGGTGTTTTTCAGTTGAATCGAAAACTGGATGTTAAAGACACCAGAGTCTGCGACATTGAGTCTTGAGCTGCTTGACAGCGTGACCCCGTTGGAGATGTCTGTCGTGTTAAATGTGACAACAGTGGCAGCAGTGGTGCTTGCCGCTGCCTGGTCAGTCGAATCGTGAAAAGCCCCATGGGGTGTGTTCAAAAACTTGCCGCCCCTTGGACCAAACAAAGCTCCCAAAACGCTGATCAGTTTTCTAAAGTACCCGTTCAGCGCACCATTGTTTTCAGCAAAGTAGCGCTTCTCATAAGCCTCTGGCGCAAAGCCAAGGCTTGGGATTGAGGGGACTTCGAGTTGTTGCTTGACATTGGCCATGGCTAATTATGTCAGGACAGACAGCGCATGGTTGATGTGTTTGATCCGATCATCTAGGCCAATAAAGCCGCCATTGATCTTCTTGGTTAAAGTTTTGTAATCTTGGGAGTCTGCATATTGGTTGAGCTTGTGGGTGTCCCAAAACCATCCGGCAGTCAGGGCTGCATACTGGGGCGTGGCCACCAGGTCAGGGTTTGCCCAGAAGTCAACACCCAAGGCCTTGCCAGCGTGGAAATACGAGCTAGAGCCTGTCAATTGGATGCAACCCCTGCCGCGGAAACGATACCCATCCCCAGAGGCCTCATCTCGGTTGCCCATCCGATTTGCGTAAACAGTATTGGCAATGAGCTTTGGATTTCGCTGGCAGGCTTGGGCCTTTTCAGCATCAAAGCGCTTGGGCCATGTCTTCATTAGTCCGGCAGCAGAATATGACAGACCCTCTTGAAGCATTTTGAAGTTGCCGCACTCATGGCCACACTGGCCAATAAAGGCAGCCTGACGCAATGGCGTTGAAATGTCAAAGCGCTGGAAAGTCTCATTAAGCGCATCGACCCACTCTGGGCCAATGTGCAGTTGCTGGAGCTGCTGACTATTGACCATTGACAATTCTCCTTACTTCTTCGTAGGCGCTGACGCAGGCGTTGAGCTTGGTAATGGCTTTGTCTCCTTCGGCTGCGAGGTCGATAAGAGTTGCAATAGTCTGTCGCTCAAGTTCGCTTTCATCGGGCTGGCTGGGTTGTGGATTTCCAGTGGCAATGGTGGCACTTGGACTGACTTGTGGACAACTTGGGGCTGGGAGGCGCAGCCGGCCAGTCCTAGCAAGCTCATGCATAGCAGACTGCTTTTTCTTGACATCATCTTGGGCCTTTCTGAGTTTCGTTTCCTGGTCAATCAATTTAGTGCCAAGCTCTGCCTCTTTGGCTCTGGCTTCATCATTCTTTTGGGCAATGGCAATCTTCATGTCATTGTCTCGCTCTAGCCACCCGTAGTGGTGGCCCACTCGGTATGTACCGAATAATGAGACCAAGACACCAACAATGAGCCAGGGTAAGGGTATTGGTAACATTACTCCGCCTCTTCTCTGGCCGCTGCCAGCTGTTCGCGCTCGTGGTCATCTTCAAGATGGTCCGGTGGCGTTGTGGGTGGTGGACCAGGAGTCCATGACTCATCAAGCTCTGGATTGGTCCACTTGGGCATAGCGCCAAATGGCTGGCTTGGTATGCCATTGGTGGTGGCATTAAACCCGTGATTGTTGCTGTAGCCGTATTGGCCATAGCCTTGCATGGGCTGGCACATGGGTTGTTGCATCATGGATTGCTGGCCACCAAAAGCCTTGGCAGCAGTACCCACAGCCTTCTTGCCCATCACCGCACCAATGCCGCCAACAATCAAAAGAACGATGTCGTTCAGCATCTTTGTATAAGCCTGGTCAATGGGGGCCATTGATTTGATGGGCTGGGTGACAAAAGTCACTGAATACAAAAGCGCCACTACAATGAAGCAGAGAATGCAAGTCACCGCAATGACCACAAAGCCCCAGACTCTGACCTCAATCTCATCAGTTGTTAGGTTTAACTTCATCAACTTTTTTCTCCAGTATGGGTGCGACCAGGTATTCTGGACATTGCTGAGTGAATAGACACTTTGGCTTCTGACACTCTGGGGCATGGAAATGGTCAGGATTCTGGCACTTGTATCGATACCGATCTTCGCAGCCAGTGAGCATTATCAAAGCAATTGCAATCAGATATTTCATACCTTGATGTCCACCGCTTTAGCCCACTGAGTCTTAATCTCTTGGGCTTTCTGTTGTTGTTGAGCCTGCTGGTTTAACTCTGCCAGACGCTTCATATTCTGTTGATGGGCTACTCGGTGAGCCTCTGACAACATTTGAGCATTCTGTTGGTAAGTGGTAATTTTCATTTGCCTAATCCTATTCTACCCAGCAGTAAATTAACGATTCGGTCCGACAAGTCATCAGGCAAAAATTTGAGCAGCCCAAGAAACCATAAAGCCACACACCCGTAAACGAATATCTTGAGGCAAAGGTCAAAGGTTTTCTGATATTCATTCACCGACCGCACCTTCTTGTTGTCTCGCAGAATGTCATCAATTCATTCACGCCAATAAACACCAAGAACAAAACAAATGCGCAGCCGCCAATGATCATGGCCAGCTCATTCATCTCTTGCTCTTTCTTTTTTGCCGCTTTCTCTGCCTTCTCTAAAGATCGCAGCTCTCTTGCGTCATCGATATCCATCTGGTCCTGACGCGCCTTGATCTTGTTCCAAACGTCTATTTTTCCAGATTGCATAAAAAGCAGTTTTAGGCTTTCCTCGAAAGCTCGACTTTGTTCGAGGGCCATCTCGATTTGAAGTGCCTGGCCCATGTTTGAGCCTTTGTTCTTTTTAGCCTCAAGCAGAGCCTTTGTGGCCACACTCTTGGCATCAAACATCTTGCCAATCATGGGGGCAAGACCGCCTAGATCATTGGCCACCTTGCTGGCCTTCTTGACCATGCTGATGGCGCTCTGCAAACCTTCTAGCGCACTAATCGGATCGATGGGAATCATTTCTTTTCTACCTTTTTCCATTCAAGGCAAACAACCCTCCTATTGTAGACATCACCGGTCCATGACCACCTGATGCATCTATATTCGGCAACGGCTGCTAGTAAGACCAGAGCATAAATC